GTAGGAATTGGGGTGACTTCGCCAACCCGTAAATTAGATGTTGCGGGCGAAATTACGCATGAAGGATTAGTACCAAAAGCAGGTGCTTTTGTAGACGGGCTGGTTACTATAAATAAAACAGTTTCAACTACAGCAAATACTTGGACTAGTTTAGATATTAGTTTGTCTAATATAGGCGGCACGGGAACGTTTGCAGTTCAGGTGTATAGCGATGCACATGGTAGCACTGGAGCTGGTTGGTACGGTATGTATTGGAGTGGTATAATGAGCTGGTATCATACCGGTGTTAATGATGATGATATAGATGAAATACCTTTGCATATGGCGGGGCATGCACGAAATAACAATACTTTAGAATTAAGAACAAAACTACATATAAATGATGGAACTAGCTATGCAAACAGATGCGAATTACAAATAAAAACAGCTAACACCATATCATCCGCACCAATATCTTTTAGATTTAGAAAACTATTATAAATAAATAAATAAAAAAAATGGCAATAACTTACAAATGGACAATTAATGCGTTAGACGCAAAAATTTCACACGATAGCAAAGACAATGTTATCAACACAATTCACTGGAGCTATGTAGCTTCAGAGGGCGAGGCTCCTAATATTTACCAAGCAAATAGTATAGGAACTCATTCTGTTGAATACGACAAAGATAATTTTACAGAATACAACAAAATAAAAGAAAGTGATGTAATAGCTTGGCTAGAAGCTGGGTTAGATGTTGACGCTATGAAGGCTGGTTTAGATGCACAAATTGCATTACAAAAAGTCCCCGTAGACAAAACATTTCATTCACCTTTTACTGAGTCTGTTGAAGAATAATTAGAAATCAAGTAAAACAAGTGATAATAAATTATAACCCAAACAATTAAATTAAATTTAAAAAAAAATTAAAATTATGGAAAACCAAGAACAAAAAATTACACCAGAACAATTAGAAGAATTACAAGGTTATGTAGGTAAATTAAACAATGCTGCATCCCAAATTGGAAACTTAGAATTGCAAAAACACAAAATTAACCACGCTGCTTCTGAAGTTCAAATGGATTTAAATAAATTCCAAGCAAAGTTAGAAGAAAAGTACGGTAAAGTACAAATTAATATTCAAGACGGTACGTACGAAGAAATCGTAGAAGATGAGTCTAGTTCGTAAAATAAGTATAGGTAGAGACTATAAGAATGACGCTATGCACTATGCGGTTGGCCAAGAAGTATATGGTGGCCACACAATATGTGACATAGTTGAAAATGACGATAAGTTTTCTATTTATATTAAAAAGAAAAACGAAGTATTACCGTGGAAAGACTTTAATAAAAACATGGCAATAGCCGTGGAATACAATTTAGAATATTAATGCAAAGTTTATTTGATTTTATTATAAAACCAAAAAACGAAAGATACGATAATAAAAAATATATAGATGGTCAGGAGCTCTTGGTTAATACCGAGATCTCTGATCATCGGTATATTAGTCGTAACGGAATAGTTTTAAATACACCAAAGTCTGAGGATACTGAAATTCAAATAGGAGATGAAGTTATACTACATCACAATGTATTTAGAAGATGGTACAATCAGCATGGTATAGAAAAAAACAGCCGAAGTTATTATAAAGATAATTTGTATTTTGTAAAGTCAGATCAAATATACTTATATAAACGAAATAACGAATGGAACGCACCCAGAGGCTTTTGCTTCGTTAAACCAATTCAATCTACTAATATATTAAATAACGAGAAAGAACAAGCCCTAAGGGGCATTATAAAATACGTTGATAAAGACGTTAGCAGTTTAATAGAGAAAGAAGATTTAGTTGGGTTTACACCAAGCAGTGAATATGAATTTATTGTGGAAGGTGAAAGAATGTACAGGGTACTAACAAGAGAAATATCTATTAAATATGAACGTCAAGGAAACGAAACAGAATATAATCCTAGCTGGACATGAAGCAGTTAAAGAACTTATTAAAGTTGCTAAAGAACCTATTGTTGAAACTGATGATGACATCTCAGCCGATAGACTCAAGAACGCTGCAGCCACTAAAAAGCTCGCAATATTCGATGCATTTGAGATATTAAATAGAATAGAAGAGGAGAAGGGAATACTAGAAAACAAGCCTAAAGAAGAAGTAGATAATACTTTTAAAGGTTTTGCAGAAAGAAGATCTAAGTAATGTACAAGCAAAGTTTATATAAAGTTATTGAACCCATAAAAATAACCAGCATTAAAAGATTGAATAAATCTAAAAAATGGGAATATGGATATAATGAGGAACATGACATTATTGTTATATCAAAGACAGGCCAAATAGGAGAAGTGTATAGCATACAGAATTTAAAAATTGCGTTGCCAAAATCTAAAGAAGTTGATACTCACAATGACAAGTGGACTCCACACGAGTATCCTAAGGAGCTTAAAGCAATCAAGAGTATATTTGATTGGAAGGATTATTCGGACGAATTTAAACAAAGATGGCATGCATATATTGATAAAGAATTTACTAAACGAGATGAAGGGTATTGGTTCAAAAGTAAAGGGGTTCCCACTTATATTACTGGCACTCACTATATGTACTTGCAGTGGACCAAGATTGATGTTGGGAGACCAGACTTTCGAGAAGCCAATAGATTATTCTTTATTTATTGGGAAGCGTGTAAAGCAGATAGAAGGTGTTACGGAATGTGCTATCTCAAGAATAGACGTTCAGGTTTTTCGTTTATGGCATCCGCGGAGACAGTTAACTTGGCTACCATATCTTCCGATGCACGGTACGGAATACTGTCCAAATCTGGAGCCGATGCGAAGAAAATGTTCACAGATAAAGTGGTACCAATATCGATCAATTATCCATTCTTTTTCAGACCCATTCAGGACGGTATGGATCGCCCCAAGACAGAACTCGCGTACAGAGTACCCGCTTCGAAATTTACACGTAAAAGATTCGAGTCGAAGGATAGACATCAAGAAATTGCCGGATTGGACACCACCATCGATTGGAAAAATACCGGAGATAATTCCTATGATGGAGAGAAGCTCACACTTCTCGTCCATGATGAAGCTGGAAAATGGGAGCGTCCGGAAAACATCCTCAATAACTGGCGCGTCACAAAAACCACCCTCAGGCTCGGTTCGAGAATAATAGGCAAATGTATGATGGGGTCAACGAGTAATTCTCTTGACAAAGGAGGCGAGAATTTTAAAAAATTATATAATAATTCAGATGTTACTAAACGGAATAAAAATGGACAGACTCGCTCGGGATTATATTCTTTGTTCATACCTATGGAATGGAATTTCGAAGGATTCATCGATTCTTATGGAATACCTGTCTTTAACACACCGAGCAACCCTGTCAAAGACCACCAAGAAGATAATATCGACATCGGGGTTATTGAACATTGGGAGAATGAAGTTGAGGGATTAAAAGGGGATCAAGACGGTTTAAATGAATTTTATCGTCAGTTTCCAAGAACTGAAGAGCACGCATTTAGAGACGAAACAAAAAATAGTATATTTAATTTAGTAAAAATATACGAGCAAGTAGACTTTAACGAAGAAGCAAAGTACAGCGCTTTAGTTACAAAAGGAAGCTTTCAATGGCAAAATGGTATTAAAGATACAAAAGTTGAATTTATACCTAATCCAAACGGAAGATTTAATGTTAGTTGGGTTCCACCCGCACATTTACAAAATAAAGTAATACTAAAAAATGGAATTAAATATCCTGGAAACGAACATAGCGGTGCATTTGGCTGCGATAGCTACGATATATCCGGGACTACCGACGGTCAAGGATCTAAGGGCGCTTTACACGGTCTCACAAAGTTTAGCATGGAAGAAATTCCTGCTAATATGTTTTTTTTAGAATATATAGCTAGACCGCAAACAGCAGAAATGTTTTTTGAAGATATATTAATGGCATTACACTTTTACGGTATGCCAATACTAGCAGAAAACAACAAGCCTAGATTATTATACTATTTAAAACGAAGAGGATATAGAGGCTATTCAATGAATAGACCTGATAAAATATGGAATAAATTATCGGTTACTGAAAAAGAAATTGGAGGTATACCGAATTCAAGTGAAGATATTAGACAAGCTCATGCTGCTGCAATTGAAAGTTATATAAATAACTACGTAGGTGAAAAAGAAGATGGTAGTTACGGCGATATGTATTTTAATAGTACATTAAACGATTGGGCTAAGTTTGATATAAACAAAAGAACAAAATTTGATGCGGCGATAAGTTCAGGCTTAGCGGTTATGGCATGCAATAAAAATAGATATGCACCAAATCAAACAAGAGAATTAAAAAGCAAAGTTAATTTTAGTTTTTCTAAATATAACAATAATGGAAATTTTTCAAAAATAATACAATAGATGGCAAGAGTATCACCAAAAGGTATTTTTCCGAGTCAAGCAGTTAGCGACGCAGAAAAAGGAGGTTTAGATTATGGGCTTCAAATCGCTAAAGCTGTTGAGTCAGAATGGTTCAAAAAAGATTCAGGAGGATCTCGCTATTTCTCTAATAGAGATAACTACCATAACCTTAGGTTATATGCTAGAGGCGAACAAAGCATTAAAAAATATAAAGATGAATTATCCATTAACGGTGATTTATCTTATCTAAATTTAGATTGGAAGCCAGTACCTATTATTCCAAAGTTTGTGGATATAGTTGTTAACGGTATTGCTGAAAGAGCATATGATTTAAAGGCGTTCTCAGTTGATAATATTTCAACAGAAAAAAGAACAAAATATGTTCAAAGTATACTTAGAGATATGGGCAATACAGAATATTATCAAGCTGCTCAACAACAACTGGGTATTAATATGTTTGAGAACGATCCTAAAAGTTTACCTGCTAATAATCAGGAATTAGAATTACACATGCAACTTGATTATAAACAATCAGTTGAAATTGCCGAAGAGCAAGCAATTAATAACGTTTTTGAAATTAATAAATATGAATTATTAAAGAAAAGATTAGATTACGATATTACTGTTTTAGGCATTGGGTGCGTTAAAAATAGTTTTAATACTGCTGAAGGTATTAAATTACAATATGTTGATCCTTCTGATTTAGTATATTCTTACACGGATTCACCATATTTTGATGATTTATATTATGTTGGCGAAGTTAGAAGAGTAAGTTTGGTTGAATTAAAGAAACAATTTCCAAAATTAACAAACGAAGATATTGAAGAAATTGAAGGGAAGGGTGATGGTTCTACATTATATAATCAGCTTGGAACTAATTCTGCTGATAAAAATTTTGTAAATGTATTGTATTTTGAATATAAAACATTCCAAAACCAAGTATATAAAATAAAAGAAACTAATAGCGGAGCAGATAAAGCAATTAAAAAAGACGATACATTTAATCCTCCTAAAGATTCTAGAGCTAGATTTGAAAAAGTAAATAGATCTATAGAATGTTTATATGAAGGTGCAAAAATTGTTGGTCATGATAAATTATTAAAATGGCAAAAGGCTGTTAATATGACAAGGCCTAAATCTGATATTACAAAAGTTCAGATGAGTTACAATATTGTAGCGCCTAGAATGTACAAAGGAAAAACTGAATCGTTAGTTAGCAGAATGACATCATTTGCTGATATGATTCAAATTACACATTTAAAGCTTCAACAAGTTTTATCTCGTATGGTTCCCGATGGTGTTTATTTAGATGCCGATGGTTTAGCAGAAGTTGATTTAGGTAATGGAACTAATTACAATCCGCAGGAAGCATTGAATATGTATTTTCAAACAGGTTCTGTTATTGGTAGATCAATGACACAAGACGGTGAATTTAATAATGGTAGAGTACCTATACAAGAATTAAGAGCGGGTTCTGGAGGTTCAAAAATACAAAGCTTAATACAATCTTATAATTATTATCTGCAAATGATGAGAGATGTTACAGGGTTGAATGAAGCAAGAGACGGGAGTGTACCGGATAGAAATGCACTAGTTGGGTTGCAAAAAATAGCAGCAGCTAATTCAAATACTGCTACCAGGCATATATTACAAGCAGGTTTATATTTAACATTAAAAACAGCTGAAGCTATTGCGTTAAGAGTTTCTGATGTTTTGGAGTATTCTAATGTTAAAAATTCATTCTTGCAATCTTTAGGAAAATTTAATGTAGGTGCGTTAGAGGAAATGAAGGAATTACATTTACATGATTTTGGTATATTTTTACAATTAGCACCCGATGATGAAGAAAAACAATTGCTTGAAAATAATATACAAATGGCAATTACACAAAAGCAAATAGAATTAGAAGATGCTATTGATGTTAGAGAAATAAAAAATTTAAAGTTAGCTAATCAATTATTAAAACTAAGAAGAAAGCAAAAGTTTGATAGAGATAGACAAATTCAACAAGAAAATATCCAAGCGCAATCACAAGCTAACGCTCAGTCAGCTCAAGCGGGAGCCGCCGCAGAAATACAAAAACAGCAAGGGATTGCTGAAAGCAAAGTACAAATCGCACAAGCACAATCACAGTTTGATATTGCAAAACTTGAAAGAGAAGCAGAAATTAAAAAAGAGCTAATGGAGTTTGAATTTCAGCTTAATATGAGGCTTAAGGAGCAGGACAATCAGGTGATTAATAAAAAAGAAGAGTACAAAGAAGATCGTAAAGACGAAAGAACAAAAATACAAGCTTCACAACAAAGTGAACTTATAGACCAGAGAAAATCTGGAAAACCACCAAAAAACTTTGAATCCGCTGGGTTTGATAACTTAGGTGGATTTGGATTGGAACAATTTGATCCAAGATAATACTTAAACAATTATATTTTATTATGTCAGAAAACATCAAAGCAGAAGCTTTAGACATCGAAGAAAAGTCTATTGCTGAAAAAGAAGCAGAGGTACAAAAGCTATCAACTAACGAAGATGGTGATTACACTGTGGATTTAGGAAAAATTAATCAATCAAAAGAAGAAACAGATGCCGTTCAAAAACAAAGCCCAGAAGATGGCGTGTTACGCGGAAGCAGCGAAGATGAAAAAGATGGGGAAGAAGCCAAAGTGGAACTGCAAGAAGTACAGCAAGAAAAAGTAGAAGAACCTGTACTGGAAGAAATTATTGAAGATGAAAAAAATAATACTGAAGAGGAAGGAGTGGATGGAAGCATTGAAGCTCCCGACGCCACACCGGAACCTGAAGAAGTATTACAGGAAGAAAAAACACAAGAACCAGAAGTAAACTTACCAGAAAACATACAAGACCTGGTAAAATTTATGGAAGAAACTGGTGGAACTCTTGAAGACTATGTCAGACTTAGTGCCGACTATTCAAATGTAGATGAAAATACATTATTAAGAGAATACTATAAACAAACTAAACCTCATTTAAGCTATGATGAAGTATCGTTTTTATTAGACGATCAATTTTCATTTGACGCAGAAATTGATGAGGAAAGAGATATTAAAAGAAAAAAACTTGCTCTCAAAGAGGAAGTCGCAAATGCCAATAAGTTTTTAAATGAAACTAAGGATAAATACTATAAGGAAGTCAAGTTGGGTTCCAAATTAGCTCCTGAACAGCAAAAAGCTATTGAATTTTTTGACAGATACAATAAAGAGCAACAATCAGCTGAAGAATTATTACAGCAGCAAACAAAACATTTTGAACAGGAAACTAGTAAAGTTTTTAGCGAAGAATTTAAAGGTTTTAATTTCAACGTAGGAGACAAGAAATACCGTTTCAATGTAAAAGATGTTAACAAAGTAAAGGAAACTCAGAGTGATTTATTGAATGTTTTCAATAAATATGTTGGTAACAATAAAATGTTACAGGACGCCGGGGGTTACCATAAAGCTTTATTTGCCGCTTCTAATCCTGACAAAATAGCTAACCATTTTTATGAACAAGGTAAAGCAGATGCAATCAAACAAATGGGTGCAGAAGCTAAGAACATCAATATGGATCCTAGAAAAACTTCTAGTGGATATGTTGAAACTAGCGGATTAAAAGTAAAAGCTATTTCTGGGGATGATAATTCTAAGCTAAAATTTAAACTTAAGAATTATTAATTAAAAACTATTTTAAAAAATGGCAACAAACGCAGCATTTGCTGGCCCATTGGCTGGCAGCATTTTAACTCCTTCGGCATCGAAGATGACTACACTAGGGAGTTACTTAGACATCCAAAATGACGGATGGGCTAAACAATATCTACCTGAGCTTTACGAAAGTGAAGTACAGAGATACGGGAACAGAACTATTTCTGGATTCCTTTCACAAATTAGTGCAGAAATGCCTATGTCTTCTGATCAAGTAATTTGGTCTGAGCAAGGTAGACTACATTTATCTTACAATGGTCAGATTAACCCTGTTACAGGTGCAATCGACACTATTACTGGTATTGACTCTGGAGCTGCTGAAACGCATGCAATAAGAAAAGGGGCAACATTAGTGTGTGAGGTAAACAGTATTGTATTTAAAGCTTTCGTTAAAGTTGGTGTTGAAACAGCTAACAACGCTTTAACAATTAAGCCTTACGGTGCTGAAAACGTTGATGACCTAGCGGGAATCGCGACTACAGACAACCAAGTAATCAAATTTTTCGTATACGGTTCTGAATTTAAAAAAGGAACTGCTAGTATGACTGAATCTGTTGAGCCTGGTTTCAAAACTTTCACTAATAAGCCAATGATTATCAAAGATCACTTTGAAATCAACGGATCTGACACTGCTCAAATTGGGTGGGTTCAAGTAAGCGGTGAAGGCGGAGAGTCTGGATACTTATGGTACTTAAAATCTTCTGCTGATACAAAAGCAAGATTTGACGACTATTTAGAAATGATTGCAATTGAATCTGAAAAATCTGATTCAACTGCTGATTCTGATATTCCTGAGGGTTCTGAAGGTTTATTAGCTGCTATCGGATCTAGAGGTATCGTAGCGACAAACCAATTTGACTCAGCTACTCCAGCTGCTGATAAGCTTCCTGAGTTTGATCTTTTATTAAAAGAATTAGACAAGCAAGGAGCTATCGAAGAAAATATGTTATTCTTAGATAGAGATGCAAATCTTTACATAGACGACTTATTAGCTGGTTTATCATCTGGAGCACAAGGTGGAACTGCTTACGGAGTATTTAACAACTCTGAAGATATGGCATTAAACCTTGGATTCACAGGATTCAGAAGAGGTTCTTACGATTTTTACAAAACTGACTGGAAATATCTTAACGATAAATCTACAAGAGGTTCTGTAGGATCATTAAAAGGACTTTTAGTTCCTGCTGGAACATCTTCAGTATATGACCAAAACTTAGGAAGCAATGTTAGAAGACCTTTCTTACACGTAAGATATAGAGCTTCTCAAGCTGACGATAGAAAATTAAAATCTTGGGTTACTGGTTCAGTAGGTGGAGCATCTACAATCGGTGATGACAAAATGGAGATTCACTATCTTTCAGAAAGATGTTTAGTAGTACAAGCTGCTAACAACTTCATGAGATTTGACTCATAAATTTGACGTAAAGTTTATCCCCACGGTAATAGTGGGGGTACTCTTTGCTTTTATTAATTATATTATATTATATCATGACAAAAATTAAAGAAAAAACAAAAGAAGTTAAACCTAAATGGGAAATAAAGGATAAAATATATGAACTGTGCATAAATGAAACGCCAATAGTTTATATGGTAAAATCCAGAGGTATATTATGGTTTGACGAAGAAAAAGGATACGAAAGAGAAATTAAATACTGCGAAAATCAAAAAACAGTATTTGTAGATGAAATGAAAGGGCCGCAAAGATTATCACATATTATTTTCAGAGATGGTAATTTATACGTTCCAAAAGAAAAACAAATTTTACAAAAGTTTTTATCTATGCACCCTGATTTAGGGAATAGATTTATAGAACACAACCCTGTTAAAATAGCCGAAGACGATCTTGATTTTATTGAATTAGAAATTAGTGCATTAACAACAGCGCAAGGTGTAGATGTTGATCACGCTGAAGCAATATTAAGAACAGAATTGGGCGATAAGGTATCTACGATGACTTCTAAGGAGCTTAAAAGAGATTTATTACTATTTGCTCGTAACAACCCGGAATTATTCTTAGAACTTGCGAATGATGAAAACATAAATATTAGAAATGTTGGTATAAAAGCAGCAGAAAGGAATATTATTGTTTTATCAAATGACCAAAGAACATTTACTTGGGCATCGACAGGAAGAAAACTTATAACAGTTCCATTTGATGAAAACCCGTATTCAGCTTTAGCTGCGTGGTTTAAAACAGATGAAGGCGTTGAAGTTTATCAAACTATTGAAAAAAAATTAAAATAAAATGCTTATAGTGGTTAGGCCGCAAATAAGCGGCTTAATCATTATATAAAAAAATATAAATGGCAATATCAGTAAATAAAGTATATAGAACCGTACTTTCAATAATAAATAAAGAGGGTAGAGGCTTTTTAACACCGGATCAATTTAATAGAATCGGTAGAGAAGTGCAGCTCGATCTTTTAGAAAGAGCATTTTTTGATTATAATAAAGCTGTAAATAAAGAAAAAGCTAATATAACAAACAATGGCTATGCAAATATTCCTAAGAATATAAAAGAAAAAATTGATATTTTTTCAAAAGAAGCTGAATTGCTAATGTATGGTGTTAACGGAATAAAAGTTAGCACAAATGTAAGAACCAGAACAACATCTACGGGTGTTAGTATTCCTACACAAGTTACGGCTGGCGCATATTCAAACTTAGCTACGACTTCAAACGGCAGTGGCACAGGTTTAAAAGTTACTGTTGTAGCAACTACAAATAATTTTGTGTCAATAACAGTTACAGAGCCTGGTTCAGGTTATACTGCGGGAGATGTAATAACTATCGCTCAAGCATTAATGACTGGTGCAAATAATCCTTATACGTTCCCAATAGAAAGCACTGATTTAGTTACAGGAAATTTTATACTACCTTCAGATATGTATCGCGTAGTGAACTTATCAAGATTAAACAGGTCTATAAATTTTGAAGAGCTTGATAAATCAGAATACACTTATGTTAATTCATCAAAATTAACAGCCCCAACTAAAACTTACCCTGTTTATTATAGAGGCCATGAAGGTTTTAAGATAAGTCCGATTAGTTTAATTGGTGAAAACATTATCTTTGATTATATAAAAATACCAGCTGATCCTTATTGGGGATTTTCAAAAAACTCATCCAATGGGTCTTACGAATATGCTTCAGGATCATCAACTGATTTTGAGTTGCATGAATCTGACGAAGTTGATTTAGTAATAAAAATATTAGGTTATGTTGGAATTATAATAAAAGACCCAACAGTTATTCAAGTAGCAAGCGGAGAAGAAAATAAAATAATACAATTAGAAAACTAAAATAAATGGGATTAATAACACAAACTAATCAATCGTATTACAATAAATCACAAGGATTTGTTGGTACAGGTTCAGCTACAGGGTTTACTTTAACTACAGCCGCTTTTGAATCAATTCCCACTAGTGTTGTTGTATTTGTAGATGGCAAAGAAATAAACACAAATAATTACAGTTATAGCTCTCCAACAGTAACCTTTTCGGGTAATGTAAGCAATGCAGATGTTCTTGCAAACAATGGCGCTCCGCTTGCTGGTAAAATTATAGAAATTAAACCAACTGGTTCATTAAATAAATTTGGAGGATATAGATACATATCTTTAAATGATATTATAAACAACTATATGGTTGCTTTTGTTGGTGATGGCAAATTAATATCTAGCGTAAATAAATCAGATGTATTATTTCACACAAAAAGAGGTATACAAGAATTTAGTTACGATATAGCTAGAACAGAAAAAATACAAGAAATTGAGGTTGGTACAAGCTTATCTATACCAATGCCCCAAGATTATATTCATTATGTAAGAATATCTTTTATAGATGATACAGGTATTGAACACATCGTTTATCCTGCTAGATACACATCTAAACCATCAGAATCAATATTACAAGATGATGATTATAATTATTTATTTGATGTTGATGGTTCTTTATTAACTGGAACGCCTGTAACGGATGATAGATTTAAAACATTTGATAATAGAAAAATATCAGGTAACTTTGCTGAGGAAGATATTAGTTATGATACTAGTATAGGATTACAAAAAATAACTTCTTATGGTGGTAGAAAAGGTTCAAATCCAGAAACTACACAAGAAAACGGCGTATTTATAATAGATGAATTAAATGGCAAAATAAGCTTTTCAAGTGAATTAGCTGGTCAAATAGTTACATTAAAGTACACATCAGATGGTTTAGGCACAGATGATGAAATGAAAATACATAAATTTGCAGAAGACGCAATATATAAATACATAACATATGGTATTGCTAGTTCAAGAGTAAACTTTCCTGAATACATTATAAATAGATTTAGAAAAGAAAAAAGAGCAGCAATAAGAAATGCTAAATTAAGATTATCAAGCCTTAAAATTGCTGAACTAGAACAAGTAATGAGAGGTAAATCAAAATTTATTAAACACTAATACATGCCAGAAATCAAGAATACCTTTTTAAAAGGTAAAATGAATAAAGATCTCGATGCACGTTTAATACCTAATGGTGAATACGTAGACGCACAAAACATCCATATAACTAAATCTGATGGCTCTGATATTGGTGTTGTTCAAAATATAAAAGGTAATTCCAAAATTGGTAATATAAATAGCGGAGAAGTTATAGGTTATATAGCTGATTCTGAGTCACAAGTGGACGGTAGCAATAGAGTTTTTTATTTTGTCAGTGGCGGTGGTGTTGCTGACAATATATATTATCATAACACAAACAGCACTTCTTCTCCAACTACTGTAATAAATAACGCATCAAATTTTTTAAACTTTAGTGGTAGTCATTTAATTACTGGGGTTAATATAATAGATGATTTGTTATTTTGGACAGATAACAACAACCAACCTAGGAAAATAAATATAACGAAAGCTTTAGAAAACACATCTTATTATAATTCTGAAGATAAAATTAGCGTAGCCAAGTATTATCCCTATAACGCTCCGAATATTTTACACCCTACATTAAATCAAACAGGATTACAGAAGTTGACTACAACCCAATCGGTTGCAACAACATCAGGCTCAGATAGTATAACTTATACTGGTAGTGTTAATAATAATATTTATATAGGACAAGCTGTTACTGGATCTGGAATTCCCGCTGACACTTCCGTTAAAAACATTAGCAGTAATGGTTTAACAATAACATTAACAAAACCAGCTAGTGCTAGCGCTACTGTAACCTTAGCTTTTAAAAATTCTGAAGATAGAATTGAGGAAGAATTTATAAAATTTGCGTATAGATATAAATTTGAGGATGGAGAATATTCCGTTATATCGCCGTTTACGCAGACATGCTTTATACCCAAAATGTATAATGCTGCTTATTCAGGATACCACGAGGATGGCTTAACTGATGCGCAAATAGCATCTGCAGCATCAACAACAGAAGTTGATTCTTTTATAAATGATGTTGGGAGGGTTCAGTTAAGAGTTGATTTACCATCTGGTAATGTAACTTCTGATTATGGCATAAATAAAATTGAAATACTTTATAAAGAAGCTGATAACCCTGGAATTAAAGCAGTTGCTGAAATACCATTAACAGATAATGATGTTACTAATAATGCTTCTTATGGCGTTGTAGGTAGTTTATTTACTTATAATTATGAGTTAACACTACCTTTTAAAACTTTACCGGAAGATCAATTAACGAGAGTTTTTGACAACGTACCAAGAAAAGCTAAAGCACAAGAAATTGCTGGAAGCCGACTTATATATGGTAATTTTCAAGAAAATTATAATTTACCTTCAATTAATTTTGAAGCGGGATATGCAAACAGAATAAGTACTGGAACTTGGAATATACAATACCCATATCAATCTGTTAAATCAAGGCGTACTTATCAAATAGGTTTAGTACTTTCTGATAAATATGGAAGACAATCCCCAGTTATATTACCTTCTGATGCTAATAAATCTTCAGTAAGAGTGCCTGTACATACAGGAGATTCTGCTAATTGGCTTGGATACGCTTTAAGAATTGAGTTTAATGATATAATTCCAAACGCTTACTCAAATTCAAATCCTTTTGGCTGGTATTCATGGAAAGCTGTTGTAAAACAAACAGAGCAAGAATATTATAATATATATGCTCCACATGCTATAGATAATATCCCTAACTCCAACGTACAATCTGCTCATTCCAGTTTATATTTTAGCGATACAGATAAAAGAACTTGGTTAGTTTTACACGGAGACAACATAAATAAAGTTCCAAAAAAACCTGCAGATGGCGGAATTATAGAAGAAACTACAAGCCCTAGCGAATCGGCTTTATTTCCTGTAATAGTAGATGGAGCTTTAACTCCAGCGGGCACAAATTCAGATCCTTTTATATATAATTCTGAAGAAGGTAAAGTAGACGTGATAAGTATAGGTACTGCAATGGATCATGGTTTAGAATTGTTTGATACCACAGCAACTGGATCAGCACAAGAATTAGGACATACTTATTTAGTTTTTCATAATTACAGCAAGAATCCTTTATTAGCTGAATTACCAGATGGATACGGGAAATCTATTACTGTTAGTAGTAGTCCTAAAAATCAACAGCCTTTGAACTTTTTAGGTACTTTAGGCTTATCAATATTTGAAACAGAACCGATAGAGTCCGCGTTGGATATATATTATGAAACTTCTTTAACTGGATTAGTAACAGAATTAAATACGCAAATCTTAGGCAACACTGGTGGGCCAGCAACATTAACAATATCAGGAACTACATTTTCAGAGGGAGCAGTTGCAAATACAGTTATAGGAGCACTTGGCGCTACAAATTCATCAGGTGGTGCAATGTCTAGTTTGTCTTTTGTTTTAAATAATGTTTTTGCACAATCTGATTTAAATACAGATTTAAAAAATAATTTTGATATAAACGGAGGTAACCTTAGGGTTATTAATCCTGTGTTTTATTATGGAACCAGCGGTGAGTCTTATAATGTATCAATAACAGTAACAGATAGTAACGGGGAGCAACTAAATGGCACATTAGTAATAACATTAACGAACGCAGCGCCAACATTTTCAAATTCATTGGCAAGCGCAGCTAACGCATTACATTATACTATAGGTAGTGTTGTTTTAAACGCGGCGGCTGGAACAGAAAACGGAAGCAAGGACACTACTAGGGATGATTTAGGTCTAGTGTATAGCATAGAAGAAGTGTTATTAAGCGGTGCAAACGTGACATCCAGTAATTTATTTACAATTACAAACACGGGAGATGCTGGTAATCCAAGCCCGGGACAACTTAAGTTAAACACCTATATGGCTGTAAGCACAGTCGGTAATGTTTATAACGTAAAAATTAAAGTTGTAGATGCTGGGCATACTGGTTCGGCACCCTCATTTGACGAACACACTGTAAATGTAACAATAACGCCAGGAACTTTAGTTAGTTATTTTGTAGCATCTTCTGTACCAGGATTATGTCAACCATCAACGCAAACATTATATATAACAAAACCACAATTAGCTGGTCCTAGCGCTATAGAACAGGGAGATACAATATATACAAATTCAAACTTAAGTTCTACATTCTTTGGTGTTATATTAACACAACCTATTGGTGGGCAGTACGATCAAGGAAAATACGCAGATGTTAGGACTAGTAATGGCGTGGTACAATCAATAGATAATTCTAGATCATGTCAAGGAACGCCATAATTAGAGATGTGGTAAAACATGTAATATTTAAAACATGGGAATAGCAAAAGAAATAGGATATTTTAATACCTTTATTATAAAACCCGCTCATGCAAGCAGAAAATTTCATATTGAAGAATCCAGAATAAAAGGTGGGTTTAACAATCAGTCTATGGAATTAGCCACCAGAGCTTTTGCTACTGATGAAAATTATGCAGAAAGAAGAAGAAAAAATGCTTTAATATATTCTGGTATTTATAATTCTAAAACAGGTGTAAATAAATTAAATGAATTTAGTATTGGAAAATCTAATACTAAAGCTGTTGATAGTGCACAAGGTAGTATACAAAAGCTACACGCAGAAGACACTAATTTATTAATATTACAAGAAGATAAAATTAGCAGAGCATTAATAGATAAAGACGCGGTATTTACCGCTGAAGGCAGCTCAATAAAATCCTTAAGTAATGTAGTTATTGGACAAGTAATACCTTTTTTAGGAAGATACGGAATTAGTACAAATCCTGAAAGTTTTGCAATAAAAGGCGGAATGAAATACTTTGCTGATAAAAAAAGAGGGGTTGTGATTAGATTAACAAGAGATGGCCATACTGAGGTGTCATATTATGGTATGAGAAGTTGGTTTAAAGATAATTTAAAAACAGCTAATAAAATTGTTGGTATATACGATAATGTAAAAGATCAATATGTACTATCGCTTCAAAACGATTCAGAATATTATACTTTGGGGTATGATGAATCCTCAAAAGGTTGGACAAGTTTTTATACTTATAAGCCTAACGCAGGGTTTACATTAAAAAATGTATTATACACATTTAATGGCCCAAATATTTACAAACATTATCAAACAACGAATTACAATAACTTTTATAATGTAAACAATACATCAAAAGTAAACGTAATATTAAATAATACTCCTTCGGCGGTAAAAGTATTTAAAAATTTATCTTACGAAGGAACAACTGGCTGGAAAGTCAATAACATAAAAACAGATTTAGACGATGCTAACTTCACTGATAGTGCTTTTGATATAAGCGCCTATAGCAACGCTTTAGATTATGATTTACCTGGCCTACAGGCTTTTAATAAAAAAGAAAACAAATATTTATCTTATTTACAAAATAGTTCAGCTATTGATGAAAACGAAATAATATTTGGAGAAGCTATGTCAGGAATAAAAGGAATGTATGTATCATCTGTGTTTGAAACAAACACTACGGAGACATCGAAAAAAGAATTATTTGCTGTTTCATCTGAAACGGTATTATCATCAAATTAAAATAAAAGTATGAGTTTAGCATTAATAGGAACCGGTGTAAGCCTTATAAGTAATATCTTTGGGGGTTTTGGGGCTAGAAAAAGAGCTAGAAAAGCTAGGCAACAAGCGGCAGAGTTTGAAGCTAAAATACGTTCTTTTGAAGCTAATAGACAACAGGTTATAAATCCTTACGAAAACATTAAAGATTTAAGTGGAATGATTACAAATCCATTTACTAATTTGCAAGTAGCAACAAAAGCTGCAGAAATACAAGGAGCTGAAGCAGATATTAGTTTAGCTACTACCTTGGATACATTAAGAGCCACGGGCGCTGGAGCAGGTGGGGCTACTGCTTTAGCACAAGCCGCTGCAAGATCAAAATCTGGGATTGCTGCTGGTATTGAAAAACAAGAAGCACAAAATGCAAGATTAAGAGCTCAAGGGGAACAAAGAATGCAACAATTAAGAATGAGCGAAGCAGCAAGGGTACAAGGCGCACAAGCACAAGGCGAAGCTTTTAAATTTAGGGCACAAGAGTCTAGGGACAATATACAATTAGATCGTTTATCTGCTCAAGCTGGCGGGGCTAGACAACAAGCCGCGGGTTATGGCAACCAAGCTAGATCAATGTTTGGATCCGCTTTAGGTAGCGCTGCAGGTATTATTGGTGGCGGATTATTTGGCGGTAAAGGAAGTTTTGGTAAAAATTTAATGTACAATTTTGGGTCGGGAAACAATAACGCCAGCGGTGGCAATAATACCTTAGGTGCAACGCCAAATCAAAATTATGGTTATAATTATAAATCAAATGATGATTTTAGTTTTTTTCAAAATTTAACAAACTCCCCGGCTAGTTATGAGAGCCCTAATTAAATAATAAAATATGAGTTATAGAAATCCACAGCAATACGGTATCGTCGAAGATATGACAGCAGGAGTAAAAGCTTTCCAACAAGGGTTTGGACAAGTAGCGGGTACTATCGAAAAAGTTAAACAAGATAGAGAAAAAGAAGAAATAAGAAGAGATGCATCTAGTGCTAATTGGGTTTTAACAACAGAACAAGATTTAGCAAAGTATGAATACTTAAGTGATGGCTATCAAGATTTAATGAGAGAGATGGTTACTAGAGATGTTGGGTCTGAATTTTTTGATAAAAAAAGTAAAACTAAGCAAGCAATGCTGCTTAGAAAACTTCAAAAAAATGCTGACTTTGGTAATGACTTTTTTGAATTAGTTGGTAAAGTTAAAAACGGGCAAATTGAATTAGATAACCCGGAGATGATGAAATATATAGACTCTATTGAAGATAATCCTAAATATGCTTTAGATAAAGATAATGACCCAACCTTAAATGGTGTTAAGCTTTCTGTTATAATGGCAGAAATGAAAAAGAACGAACCTGTGACTGGTTCTGAAGCAGAATATTCTCAAACATATCTAAACACAAGAAAACGAATTGAAGAAGCGATTGAATCAGAGCAAAAAACTTTAGGAGGAAAATTAAGTCAAGAACGTATAAATCAAATAATAGACAGTAACATTGATACGGAATTAATTTCGCATCCTTCAGCCCATTGGACTTATAAAAATAAAATACAAGGTGATAGTCAATACGGAGATGTCGCAAATACTAACTATATTGGTGGTGGAATTGCAAAAGAAGGAATGATAGATTTTGAAAAACAAAGAGATGGCACTTTAAAACAATATTACAAAAATCTACTTGGACCATCAATTATAAATAAAGGTATTAGTAGATCAGAAGACTTAAGTAATCAGTTAAAAATACAGTCTTTAGAAAAGGGGAAAAATAATGAAAATAAAAATGTTGACACTATTAAAACTTATGTAGATACATTATATGAAAGACACACAAAAAATCTATTAGGTGGTAAAGGAAAAATTGTTAATTATGCCAACGTTGTTGAAGAAATAAATAATTTAAGAAATAGACCTTACGGATTTAAAATAATGAAATTTAAAGATGGTTATAAAGTATTTACATTAAATAGTAGCGGCAATCCTTCTAATGATACCCCAGCAATGTCTATAGATTTAACTGACCAAGCCGCTGTGCAGAAATTACTTAATGGTAAATTATTATCATCATCTCAGTTAGTAAAAACACTTAAATAATATATTATGTTTGAATACAATGGAGTGCAGCTTACTTTAGAAGAATTACAAGGTGAAGCAAGTAGAAGAAATATAAGTTTAGAAGAGCTTTTAAAAAACAATCCTGAAGTAAAACAAATAGATCCTGTTGAGCAGGATTTTCAAACTCCCACAACACCGGGTGCGGTTGTGGAGGAAACTTTAGCACCCGATATGGAGTCCAAATCGGATCCTGGTTTATCGGTATCTCAAGCTTTAGAAAATAGAGATACAGCAAAAAGAAAAGCTACTTTTGATGCTATAGGCAGTGTGCCAACCCCTGGAACTAGCATATTTGGTTTATTACCAGATTGGGCCCAGGAAAAAATGTACAATGCAACCATAGGTACTATGGAAATTGGTGGAGGTATTGTTGATGCTATTGACATGATAGCTTCTCCTATTATAGCCGCAACTGGACCTGCTGGTTTGGTAGACCTTATGAGTACGGTTTCTTTAGCAGATGATATAGATGAAGGCTTGGGTGATTGGGCAAGAAAACATGGTGATAAAATTGATCTAGAACCAATGTATGAACAATTGAATCTAGCAAAAGAAATAAGTGTAAAAAAATACGATAACGAAGGTAATGTATTAGATGTACAGGATTTAGTATACGCAGGAAGAATTGGTGATGCTGCAGATTTAGCCGCAAGTCAAGCCGCTTTTTCTGCTCCATCTTTAGCTTTAGCAATTGCAAACCCAGTATATGGCGGGGCATTACTTGGTGCATCTACCTCTGGAAATGATTTTAGAGAAAATTTAAAAAATAGACCGGGGGCAACCGCTTCTGAATTATATGGTTCTGCCTTAATAAAAGGTGGATCAGAATGGGCAACGGAATATTTGGGTGGTAAATTTTTTAAGGGATTAGGAAAGATTAAAAACCTAAGCAAAGGCCCTAAAAAGAAAGCTATTGAAGATTTCACAAAAGGATTTTTTGGTGCAACAGCAAAAGTAATTGGGGCTGGGGCAGTTGGCTTTTTACAAGAAGGCGCGACTGAAGCTGCAAATAGTTATATTCAAGATCTAAGTGATGCTTTATTATTTGATGAGGACCCAGCTTATTTTAAAAACATATTCAATAGTTTTGTTATTGGTGGCTTTTTAGGTGGCCCTGTAAACTCAACAGGTTCTGTAATAACACAATTTAAAACTTCACAAAATAAAGACGCTTTATATGAATATATTGCACCAGCGTCTTGGAAAGAAGAAGATTTAAAAATTAATCAACAAATAGTAAATGCTAAAAATGATTTAGAAGCGGCTCCAACAAAAAGAAAAAAGAAAGTTTTTGAAAACAAAATTAAAAAGCTAGAGGCTCAGTCTATTGAGCATAAAAACAAATTAAAAAACAAACTTGATGGTTTAACTAAAACTGAGTTAATACAATACGGTGAGAATTTGGATGTAATTAGAGAATCGCAAGGTGATTTAAGATCAGATAAATACTCAAAAATACACCAAGAAGAGGTTAAAAAAGAAATTGACAAAAGATACCAGCAAAATGCTGATATAATGGAATTTAATGAAATTGATGCAGCGAATGATAGAAAAATTTCAGAAGCGCTTATAGATAGTGAAATTGTTTTTGAAAAATTAAACAAGCTTAAAGGCGTTAATAAAGAAGATTTAGATATAACTTATGTAAATGAAAGTAACTTACCAGAAGGCATGGGTAAAGCTGAGGGCATGTTTTTAGATGAATCAGGAGGTAAGGCTAAAATATTCATTAATAAAAAGGCGGTCGCTGAAGCAGAATCAACAAATGTATTGGGACATGAGTTATTACATTATGTTATGTCTAGAGCTTTTAAAGTGAATGACGCATCAATGCAGCCTTTAGTGGACTCTTTCAAAGATTATTTAAATAAAAGCGAAGAGGGGACGCAAATTTTAAAAGAAATAGAAAGTAGGATTACTCAAAATTATACTGATAAAAAAACAGGTAAACTTAAAAAAGGGGCCAATGAAGAGTATTTTACTATATTTTCAGATATAATATCTAAACAAAAAATTAATTTAGATGAAAGTAAAATTGATGGTATTAAAAGATCTCTTAAAAATACTTTTGATAATATAATTGGTAAATCAAAAATTGAATTAAACACAGGTAAAGATATAGTAGATTTTATTAGAAATTTTAATACTAATGTTAATAAGAAAAACAAGTTATTAAATTACGAAATTACTACATCAAAAGACGGTGTTGAAATAGTTGACAAAAAACAAACAATTAAAAAGAAATCGGTTAGCACAGCTTCTATGTCTAATACACTAGATAGCTACATTACTGAAGAAATTAAAACTCAAGATGACTTTAAGAAAAATAATAAAGCTGTATCGGGCGTTTATAAAGAAATTGAGGGGAATCAAATACTGGATGGGTATTTAAGTAACTTAATAGCTGCTGATAAAAACCTAGGGGGATTACCTAAAGAAATACAATCAGAAGCTCTTAGAAAAATAAGAGAAAGAATTACTGACAGAGTTTTAAAAAATTACAAACCAACAGTAGACGGAAATAAAAGAAGTTTATTTAGTTATATATATGGCTCTAGTAAAGGAAAAGGAACAGGGGGTATAGCGTATAAGTCATTATTAGATGTTAAAGAACAATATGTTAAAGAGATTAAAACTACATCGATAGAAAAACAAACTGGTGGGGAAACTACAACTATACAAGTTGTTGATACAGATAGTCAATCTATAGAAGATATGGTTGATCAAAGTTTGTTGCAGACGGAGGAATCAATACCAAAATCTAAGCTAAAAGAAAACACCTCTATAGTAACGCCAGAATTAGCACAAGAAATATTTGATGTTGTCTACGATGCGGTAGTACTAGATGAAGTTAGCATTGACGATAAAAAGTTTAGAAATTTTTTAGTAAAAACTTATGGGGCTAATCTTTATAAAAGTGTAAAAGCACAAATGAAAGATTTTGACGCGTTTTTAGATAAAGAATACTCTAGTATACTTAATCATATGCCTATTCAATTTTTTATACAAGCCGAAAAATTAGTTCCGGCTGACAAAAAAATATTTACAAAATATAATAGAAGATTAACAAAACAAGCAGACATAAGAAAAGCACGAGACGAAGGAAGAGCGTTTGTTGAAAATGAAGCTCAAGGGGTAGATTTATATGATAGACTAAGGCCTACTAAAGAACAATTTAAAGAATTTTTTAAAGTAAGAGGAAGAAAAGATGCTTTAGCTAGAGGTATAGCTGTTCAGTTAGGGTTTGATATGACGCCTTCCGCTCTTGAAATTGCTGGATTAAATATAAACGAGCAGGCTACTGTGGCTAGAAAAATTGAACGAACTGTTGGGGCTAAATTTTCAAAAAATAAAAAGAAAAAACAATTAGCTGAAGAAGTTATTTTATCACCTGGGTTTGGTAAAATTATATCTACTTTTGCATCTAAAACAGTAGACTTTAAAGAAGCTTTTGAAGAATTTATGAATAAAGCTAAAGTCCTTAAAAAAGAATTTCCAGATTTTGATCCTGTAGATTTTATGAAAAACAGAACAGGACAGGCTGCTGAATTATTTTTAGCTCAAAAATTAGAAAAAATACTACCAGGTATAAAAATTTTAAATAAACCAGATTTAGAAAAGCTAGTTGTTGGTGATACTGGAGTAGATATTGAAATAGAATACAAGGGTATAAAATTTGGCATAGAAGTTAAAACTAAGCATACTGATAGAACCGGAAGTTTTATACAAATTGATACCAGTGTTTTACCTCAAGGGCTAGCTAATAAATTAAAAAAGTTTAGTGATAGTATTAAAAATGATATTATTAAAGATTTAAAAAGAATTGGTTTTAAAGATTCTGAAATTATTGTGGGAGACACAACAATTAAATTTCCAAAATTTATTAATGGTAAAAAAGTAATTACAGATAAACAAAATAGTTTGTTTGAGGTGGTTAAGTCTAAATCTGAAATTCTTAATGATTATGGAAATTTAGTAAAAGCTTTTTACACTACTAAGGGTAAAAACAAAGGTATTCCTCTAGAATATATGGTATTTTTAGATGGAACAGCCGCTGGAGTTTGGGGAATTGGTTCAGATATTGCTAAATTTGGTGGTAAAGATTTATTTGAATCTGGTTTGCAAAGTAGAGTCACTGTTAGTTGGAAATCAACTGGAAAATCTACTGATAAATTTACAACTTTGACTAGAGTTGTTCAATTATCATTAGCGGGTAAGCCTAAAAGTAAAGGCACCGATTATAAAACTTTAAAATCAAAATTAAGTAAAAGCGATAAAAAGAAAAGTTTAGATGTTGAGTTTAATGATATTTTAGAAAATTCTACAAAAATTGAATCAAGAAAAAGATACGGCCAATCAAAAGCTGCAATAGTCGGCAAAGATAAAGGTAAATACGATATGCTTGGTATACCTCCATCCGCTCAAGATTTTGAAGGGTTAGTAAGAAAATTTGTTGGTAAAGGTAAAGAAGGGAATAAACATCTTGCTTGGATAAAAGAAAATTTATTAGATCCTTGGGCTCAAGGCAATGTGGCTATATCACAAGCTAGAGTTGTTTTAGCTGAAAAATATAACCAAATTAAAAAAATTGCTGAAATAGCACCAAAAGAATTAAAGAAAAAAATACCGGGAGAACCATATTCTGTAAGTGATGCTTTAAGAACATATGTGTGGACAAAACAAGGTTTAAAAGTTCCGGGACTATCAATAGCAGATGGGAAAACATTAAATAAATATATAGAATCAAACGAAAAATTAAAAAAGTTTGCTGATGAATTATCGGCTATTAATGTAGAGGGATACCCTGCGCCTGATAAAAATTGGCTTGTAGGAACAATATCAACAGATTTATTACAAGGATTAAATACAACTACAAGAAAACAAGCTTTATCTAAATGGCAAACAAATGCTGATGAAATATTTAATGAAGCTAATTTAAATAAACTTGAGGCAGCGTATGGTAAGGGCTATAAAATGGCTTTAGAAAACATGCTTGAGCGCATGAAATCTGGTAGCAATAGAAAATTTGGTAACGATAGATTAACATCCAGATTTGTAGATTGGCTTAACGGCTCTGTTGGGGCAATCATGTTCTTTAATATGAGATCCGCGGTGCTACAAACTATATCATCTGTTAACTTTATAAATTGGAACGATAATAATATATTTAAAGCTTCAACAGCATTTGCTAATCAGCCTCAATATTGGAAAGACGTAATGTTCATAATGAACTCAAACTATTTAGTTGAAAGAAGAAATGGTTTAAAAATAAACGTTAATGAAGCTGATATTGCTGAAATAGCAGCTGAATCTGATAATAAAGCCAAAGCTTTTGTAAACAAACTATTGAAATTAGGATTTTTACCAACACAAATTGCGGATAGTTTTGCTATTGCATCTGGTGGCGCTACATTTTATAGAAACAGGGTAAAATCTTATGTTAAAGACGGTATGCCCCAAAAAGATGCCGAGCAAAAAGCATTTTTAGATTTTAGAGAAATAGCAGAGGAATCACAACAATCAAGCAGGCCTGATAGAATTAGCCAACAGCAGGCTGGCCCATTAGGGCGTATTATATTGGCTTTTGCTAATACGCCAGCTCAATATGCTAGAATTATGCAAAGAGCTGCTAGTGATCTTAAAAACGGACGTGGTGACACGAAAAGTAATATATCAAAAATATTATATTACGGTATGATACAAAATGTTATATTCAATGCATTACAACAAGCCTTATTTGCTTTGTCTTTTGGAGATGAAGCTGAAGATGAAAAAGAAAAACAAAAATATGGAAATATTGCCAACGGTATGGCTGACTCATTATTAAGAGGTATTGGATTCCATGGTGCTGCAATTTCAACTCTAAAAAATGCAATATTAAAAGTAGCTGAAGGAAAACCAATGCAGGATTCCGCTTTAGAACTAATAAATTTATCCCCTCCAGTATCATCTAAAATAAGAAAAGTAAGATCGGCTGGTAGAACATTTGATTGGAATAAAAAAGAAATAAAAGAAAAAGGATTTGCATTAGACAATCCAGCTTATTTAGCTATTGGTCAATTAATTAGTGCAACAACAAACGTTCCGCTTGATAGAGGTATTAAAAAATTAACCAATATAAAAGATGCGCTAGATACTGAAAATGCTGATTGGATGCGAATTGCTAATATTTTAGGTTGGAGTAAATGGGAACTAGAATGGAAACAAGATAAGAGAAAAAAGAAAAAGCAAAAATCAACGAGATTTGATGCCTCTGCTTTTGAAAAAGAATACAATGAAAAATTTAAAAACAATTAATTATGCCAAAAGATGCGTGTTACTATAAAGTAAAAAGACAATACAAAGTATTCCCATCCGCATATGCGAGTGGAGCTATAGCTAAGTGCAGAAAAAACAAAGGTAAAAATAAAAAGCAATGAGCAAAAAAAGATTTAAAGATCCTAAAGCCGACGTTGTTATAGTTGCTGACGACCCAAAAGGGTACACTGTCAGAAATATGGTTAGCAGCGATACTCTTTATAAAAGAAATGGTAAAGAAATTAGCAAACTAGATTTTGAAAAATTTAACAAAGACAATGATAGTGTTTGGAATAGAATGCAAGAGGTAGGTAAAATGTTTCCTATGGAAACATCCAGTATGAAAGACGTTATGATGTCTAGTAGATTACAAAAAGATATTGCTCAAGGTTTCCATAGAGGAACTTTTACAAGTGAAACCAACGGAAAAACATTAACAAAAAGAACAATTAGATAATGGCCGTAAGAAAAACCAAAAAAGGTGCATCACTTAAACGTTGGTTCAAGGAAAAATGGGTTGACGTTAGAACAGGAAAAGCTTGTGGCCGTAAAAAAGGTGACGGCAGAGGTGTGCCGTATTGTAGACCAAGCAAAAGAGTATCTAGTAAAACACCAAAAACAGCAAGCGAAATGTCTTCATCTGAAAAAGCAAAAAAAATCAGGGAAAAGAAAAGCTTAGGACAACCAAAAGGAAAACCAAGAAGGGTCAAATCAGTTAAAAGAAAAAAATAAATGGATACTCAAGATTTAAAAGTGTTAGCATTGAACACATCAGCATTTACAGTTTCAATGACTTCGGTTGAAGATATACTTAAAATAATATTATTATTAGTTTCAATAGGCTTTACTGTTCAAAGATGGTATGAAGTACATAAAAGGAATAAAGATAGTAAGTAGTTTATTATTTTGCATTGTAATATCTGCACAAGATATTAAAATAAACGATATAAAAAATTCAATTCAAACTGGTCCTTTGGTTGGCAATAGGAACGTTGGGTTTGGTTTGAAAAACATATTAGAGGAAGTGGTTCAAGATCAAGATTATAACTTAAATGATAGAAGTGAAAATGTTTTAGATGTTGAACTAATTTATTTTGATGTGAAACGTACTCAATCAAATATTGCGTTGTATAGCAAATCATCGAGTCAAACCGAAATAATTGCTATTGCCAAATACAAAAAGAAAAAAGTAAAAGTAAAAGGCACGTCAAAAGATATAACTACATCTTTAATTTTATTAAATGAGCAAGGAAAGTTCACGCAAAACAGTGTTAGCGTTGCATTAAAAAAATTATCTGAAAACATTATTAAGAAATTAAAACTATGAAAAAATTATTGTTTTTATTATTACCATTATTCTGCTTAGCACAAGATTTAAAACTTGATCACAGTTATACAAACGCCGAAGATTTTGCGGTTGGTGATACTATAACAATAAAGTTTAATACAATACAAGTTACAGAAGATGTAGATCCTAACTTGTATATATTTGATTATGAATACAATAACAAATTGTTACAGAAGATTACTCATAGATTTAAAGTAACCGACAACTCAGCCAACACAAATGCGCAAACATCGTTAACACATTGGGACGGTTATAAGTATAAAGTTTTAAGTACTTATGATGAGGACAATCTTTCAGCTCAGTATTTACACGGTTGGTTTAACAGATCACAAGTACAAGGAGATACTAATTCATACCCTACAGATAACGATTGGTCAGTAGAAAGAATAACAATTCAAGATGGTGTAGGCATAACATATAACAATACTTTAATTGAAGTTGATTTTAAAATTAAGGATAAGATTAATACTAACTACAGCAATTATAATAATGTAACACATCTTAACTGGATGAGAGCTGAAGACAATTCAACATTAACAAAATACGATGTGGACGCAATGCAACAAAAAATAACATTGTCTGGCGTTGAAGGTGGTGATGCTGGAAGTGTTACTATAAATCTTAAAACAGAGAATGACAAACCGACACATTATAAATACGATATATTAAGTAATAATAATAGTGTAGCGAGTGGCAACTTTGATGCTAATTCTCAAGCTATTGTAACTGGTTTAGAAAACGATGTTAAATACGATATTAACATTACTGTTGATAATGAATTGGCTTCTGATTGGCTAGATGATGTAGTTACTGTAACTGATGTTTTCCTGGTATTTAAAGAAGCTATCGGCGCAGGCGCTAGCCCGGGTAGTTCAGCAAATACATTCACACACGCGCTACAATATTTACTAGGCGAAGTTAACAACAGTGGCAATGTAGACTTTGATGATTCTTATGTTATGCTTAGTCACATAATGGATGAAAATGTTAGTG